ATGTTGAAGTTCCACCGGTGTTTGCTTGCCACATTTTGAAACCAGAAGTAGCAGAGTTATTAACAACATTAATAGCATTACCGCCACCCCATATTCCTATTACCCATTGATTATTATTATTCCAATTACTGAAAAGACCCAAGTTTCCATCAAGTCTACCAAAGCCTGATGTGGCAGTAGCCAAAGTTATAGATTTGGCCTGTACATCATCATATACACCTATTCCAATTGCAGTTCCAATTGCATTAGGCAAATACATACTAAACACAATCAAATCAGTCGATGCATCAAATCCACCTGTATTAGTTAAATCCCATACCAGTGCATTGTTAATGCCACCACCGCTTTGTGCTTGAGTTAGACCTCCATAATGACCCTGATATCCGCCGACTGTTCCTAAACTTACAGCGCTACCTTGATATGTGTCTGCTGTCGCACCGATTATGTCTTTCGATGGAGTGTAAGTTTCATTAGCAACATAGAAGTAATCACCTTCATAAAATGCCAAATTTACGGTTGATGATGAAGTTATAACATGAGATCCGTCATTTGCTTTTACTCTTAATGTAAAAGAACCGCCGTCTGCATCTGATGCGGATGGCTTTAAGGTAATACGTGGATTTGTTGGATGATCAGAGCTATCTAAGATACCTGACCCGCCACTACCACTATCTTCACCGTATGCACTATCAAGTTGTATAGGGTGTGGAGGTACTGTCTCATATGTGTAGTTGATAGGAAATCCTTCAATGTCTGGATTAGCCTTAAATGTAACAACACTTGTTGCACCGTTTGCTGGCAAAGTTATGATAGCCGGTAAAGAAGAATCCCAAGTTATTGTCTCGTTTGGCCCAGAGTATATTCTATCCCACTCACTACCATCCCAGTTATATAATGCTTTTTTATCTAACGTAAACGCAAGATCACCTGCAGTATTTCCGGAAGTCGGTAATGCTGCAGCATTTGCATATGAAGTAGCACCGCCAGATGCATTATCTAGACTTGACACCTTCACGTCACCGTCGACGTTAATCAGATTTGCAAGTAATCGAGTTTTACTGAGCATATTATTTTATTTCCTTATTAACCTATGCTTCATATATGTATCTACTATTATGAAAGTAGTATGGCAGCAACTACGCCAGTAGTACCATTAACAGATCCTGTTTTTTGACCACTCCGGCTTGTAGCCATTATTTCATCCCCACTATTGTTTATCGCTACCGGCCAGCCAAATAGATCATAACTTTCTGCAGATCCTGCGCTAAGACCACCGCTTTGCAAATTAATATTTGCAATATTTCTTGTATTATTCATAGTGTTACCATTTTTAGTCCAAATTTCTATACCACCGCCGAGACCAGGTGCTGCAGCGCCTCCTGCTGTATATGGTACACCAGTAACCATTAGATCGCCATTTGCGTTGCATGCTATGCTTCTGCCAAAATAAGCATCACCACTTGAAGTAGCAGAAGTAAACGAATCTCTCAATGTCCATGTTGTTCCTGATCTGGTGTACATATGTATCTTTCCGGCATCACCAGCGGCTCCTTGGTCTTTTCGATATGCACCTACATAGAGAACATCACCGTCATTATTTATTGCAACAGCTCCTCCAAATCGAGCGTCTGCTTCATTATCTGGATTAGCTAAAGTTGTTTCTAAAGCCCATGTGCTTCCTGTTCTTTTATATATGTATGCCCAACCTGCGTAAGAACTTCCTTCAGAAGGAACACCTGCAACTGCATATACCCCGGTTGCATCAATCGCAACAGCGTCACCTACGGTAACATGCCCGCCTCCTAAATTTGTTGAAGAAAAAACTCCATTGGTAGACCAAGTATTATTCGCCGAGTCAGACAAATTGAAAAAATGTACTTTACCACCAGAAGCACCCGGTGCACCTGCTATAATATAGTTACCATCGTTGCTTATAGCAACAGCCTTTCCTAGTTGAGCTCCGACATCAGCAGTTTGTGTATAAGTTTGTGCGTTACCATAAGTATTACCAGTTCTTTTGTATACTCTTAAACCACCCTTATTACTATTGTATGCCGGTAAACCAAAAACCCCAAACGTACCATCAACGTTTAAATCTGCTTGGCTAGGGTTATACATAGTTGCATTGCTCCCATCAGCAGTTCCAAACGCAGTATGAATTGACCATGTTGATCCAGACTTAGAATATGCCCATAACCGACCTACGTTAGTTGAACCACCACCTGACTGATCAGCTATAAATGCGTAGTTTCCGTCACCACTCATACCTATTGAAGCACCAAAGATTGAATAGGCGGTTGCGTCACCATCAAGAATTTGATCAGTATAACTACCGGACCAATCAGGAGGACCAAACGTTAAACTAAACTCTGTTGTCCCAGATCCAAAACTAATACCATCTGAAACCTTAAATGTGAGAGTAGATGATCCCGGAGTCGCACTATCCTCGCTTAATGGTGTAATGGTAAACACACTAGAATCTTGACTTAATGTTGCAATATTAGAAAATGATCCATCTGATTCAACGGAATATACCAAATTTGCATCAGCATTATCGCTATCTGTTCCTGTGAGTGTAATGACAGTAGGTGTGGAACCATCTACTGCTAGTGTTACAGCACCAGATGGACTGATAGTTAATCTAGGTGTTGCATTAAATAGCGCAACACTGTACCATCCGGATCCATTAGAGACATATACACGATTTGCACTAGTGACAAAGGCCTGCTGACCAGAAGTCAAGCCAGATGTAGGTAGATCATCAAGTGTTGCATATACAGTTAAACCTGTCGATACATTATCTAAACTAGTTGATTTAATATCACCAGTATTATCTAATATACCCGCTAATATTCTTGCTCTTGATTCTGTCATTTATACCAACTCGAAGTAATTAAATCTAAATGATGCAGCAAATGTAATAAAAGTCTGACCATCCGCTGTTGATTCGAATACAATGTCACCCAAAGAAGTAGGAATACAATCTATATATCTTACTTGTTTTGTTTGATTATTATGACTCGAAAGAATTGATAATGTAATATCTGCATAGGTAGGAATTTCAGTAGTTTTTTTTCTACCTACCATATTATTCTCAAGCAATCTTAACATCCATTTATACATTTCATCATAAGATTTCATATCTTCATCTAATAATATATTGGTAGACAATTCATTAAATGTAAGTGATTCGCCTGGAAATGGTAACCCAGCAAGTCGAGGTATACCCAGCTCCACTGGATTCATTATCATACCAGGATGTGTAACTGTTTGACAGAAAAACTCCAAATTTGGATAATTTTTCCGATCAATAACTAACTTAAAACTAGTAGGTTGTAAGTAATTAAAATTTTCTGTTAGTGTTGCCATACATCTATTTATACTAGTTTTATATTAAAAAAGGGAGGGGCGAACCCCTCCCAGTTTATTATTATTTTATTGTTATTATGCAGATACGAGGAGATTGTCCACGCGGAAAATGCGATAATACTGGTTAGTTTTGTTGGCAGCCAGACCATCACGACCAGACATGTTAGTTGTGTCGACATATGGGTTTGAAACCATGCCGTAACGTGTCTTAAAGCCGATCTTAGGCTGGAAGGTGTCCTCACCAACCGCACGTACCATTGTCAATGGAACGTATGGGCAATAGAAGAGACCTGCGTCGTATGGGTTTGTACCCTTATAACCAACAGTGACATAGTCAGCAGTTGCATATGGGTCAATATAGACGCGGGTACGACCATTCAGGATACCAGCGAAGGTGTTGCCTGTATCATCTACTGCGAGGGATGTTGACATTGCTGGAGCATAGTCAAGCATACCTGAAGCAGAAAGAACAGATGCTACGTCTGATGAACAGATGATGAAGTTACCTTTGCCACGACGGGTGTCTTTAGCAATTTGGTTAGCTTCACGCTCAATCTGTACGATCAAACCTTTAAACTTCTCAACTGACCAACGGCCGTCTGCATCTGATGACAGATCGAAAATACCATTGACAGCAGTGTTAGAAGTCAAAGCGCCGGTCTTAGCTTGTGCGTTAACAGTACGGATAACTTCACGGTTGATTTCAGCCATGATCTCTGTTGAGAGAATGTTAGCCAGTTCTGTTTCAGCATCCAAACCATGAATGGCTTTAAGATCCTGAGCCAGTTCCAATGAGTATTCAGCTTTCAGTGCACGTGACTTGGCAGTGACTGTTGCTTTCTCAATGGTAAAGCCCATTTCAGCAAATGCTTCTGAACCATTAGAACCAAGAGCTTCAGCTTCTGGTGTTGTGTATGGATCACCTGCATATGGACCAACACGATCTGAGTCGATAGTGTTTGGTGAGTTTGCATTTGTTAGACCTGAAAGACCTGATGGGCCAGTAGCGCCGTTACCGGTTACAGCAGAATCGCCTGAGAAACCGACAGCAGCTTCGTTGAACAGAGCCTCATCACCGGCAGCAACGCCAGCTTTAGTTGTTTGATAGGTTGACTTCATTGCGAAGATCAAACCTGTTGGACCAGACATTGGCTGAACACCGCACATGTCATATGCCATCAAGTTAGGCATTGCACGACGTACGAGAGCAATCAATACTGGGTTCCAGTTAGCTGCATTAGCAGTGTTGTTTGTAGGTGCAGCTTCGTTTAGTTGCGCGGACTGGCCGGCTTCTTCGCGAAAAGCTCTTTCCTGGTTTTCAAGAATAGCAGCTGTAACTGCTTTTCTGTGGTGATCTTTAATTGCGCCCGCTGACTCTTCGTTCAGTACCGGTGCCCATTTTTCGATCAATCTATCGTAAGATACTTGCATTTTGGACTCCAATTATTTGTTTGTTTTTTGGATTGCTGAGAGATACTGAGCCATCATCGGAGAAGTTTCTACGATGTCATCACCACTTTCATCTTCTTCGATGGCAGCGGACTCAGTTACTTTTTTGGTAAAATAAGATTCTTTA